GAGGCCCGTCGCAAGAACGTTTGGTTCGTCGGGATCCTCAATGAAGCGCTGGACGACTTCAACCGCCGTGTTTTCACGCTGCAGATTGATGGCTCCAAAACCGGCCTGGAGTTGCCCGGCATTGTCGATGAGGTCATCACGCTGGCCGAAGTCAAAGCCGATGACGGTAGCAGCTACCGCGCCTTTGTGTGTCACACGCTCAACCAGTGGGGCTACCCAGCCAAGGACCGCAGCGGTCGCCTCGACGCAGTTGAGGAGCCGGACCTCGGTCGCCTGATGCAAAAGATCGCTGGCCCCGCACGCCCTGCCAGTGAGCGACTGGACTTTGCCCGTCCGCAGCCCGTTACCTCCGAGGGTGCCCCCAACACCCCAACCCCCGCAATTTCTTCTCTGGAGTCTTGATCATGACCTTTTTCGATTTCAATTCCGCCGCCGAGCAATCTAGCTACGACCTCATCCCTAAAGGCACGGTAGTACGTGTGCGCATGACCATCAAGCCCGGTGGCTATGACGACCCGTCTCAGGGATGGACCGGCGGCTACGCCACGCGCAGCCTGACCACTGGATCGGTTTACCTCAACTGCGAATTCGTGGTGCTCGATGGCCCGTTCGCTCGCCGCAAGATGTGGTCGCTCATTGGGCTGTACAGCGCCAAGGGTGCCGAGTGGACCAATATGGGGCGGACTTTCATCAAGGCCATCCTGAACTCCGCACGCGGGATCAACCCGAGTGACAACAGCCCGGCAGCGCAGAACGCCCGTCGCATCAGCGGCTTTGTGGATTTGGAGGGAATCGAGTTTGTCGGGAAGGTCGACTGGGAGAAGGACCAGAACGGCCAAGACAAGTGCGTCATCAAGTCTGCGGTTGCCCCGGACCACAAAGAGTACGCGGCGCACATGAACGGTTCCGCACCTGCGGCACCCAGTGCCACGGCACCGAACGCCTATGCACAAGCCACCGGACGCGCAGCGGTACCGGGTCGTCCCAGCTGGGCTCAGTAAGGGGAGTTGCCATGATTCTTCGCCCCCGCCAAGCCTTGCTTGTGCAGAGGACCCTTGCGGCCCTCGGCGAGCATGGCAACACCCTGGCCGTTGCGCCCACCGGATCGGGCAAGACCGTGATGCTGTCGGCTGTGGCCGGCAGCATCCTGGCTGAGCCTGATGCCAAGGCATGCATTCTGGCCCACCGCACTGAGTTGACTGGGCAGAACCGCTCGAAGTTCGAGCGAGTGAACCCGCGCCTCAAGACCTCTGTGTTTGATGCCAACGAGAAATCGTGGGCTGGCAACGCCACCTTCGCCATGGTGCAGACGCTCTCTCGTGGCGCCAATCTGGAGCAAATGCCGACGCTCGACTTGTTGATCATCGACGAGGCCCACCACGCGGTTTCGCCCAGCTACCGCGAAGTGATTGAAAAGGTGTTGGTCAAGAACCCCAAGGCTGCCATCTGCGGTCTGACCGCAACCCCGAACCGGGGCGATGGCAAGGGCCTGCGTGAAGTGTTCAGCAACTTGGCCGATCAGATCACGCTGGGGGAGATGATCGCCAGCGGCCATCTGGTACCGCCCAGGACCTACGTGATCGATGTTGGCACCCAGGATGCCTTGCGCAAGGTGCGTCGCACGGCTACCGATTTCGACATGAATGAGGTGGCGTCGATCCTCAACAAGACCCTGATCACGGAGTCTGTGATCAGCAACTGGAAGTCCAAGGCCCACGATCGCAAAACCATTGTGTTCTGCTCCACGGTCGAGCATGCCAGCGACGTTTGCAAAGCCTTCAATCAGGCCGGCGTTCACGCTGTGCTGATCCACGGTGAGTTGTCTGATGTCGAGCGCAAGGAGCGACTGGCCTCCTATGAATCCGGTCGCGCCCAGGTGGTGGTCAATGTCGCGGTGCTGACCGAGGGCTACGACTACACGCCCACGTCCTGCGTGGTCCTGCTGCGACCCAGTTCATACAAGTCCACCTTCATTCAGATGGTGGGCCGAGGCTTGCGCACGGTCGATCCGCAGGAGTTTCCTGGTGTGGTCAAAACCGATTGCATCGTCCTGGACTTTGGCACTGCCAGCCTCATGCATGGCGCGCTTGAGCAGGAAGTCAATCTCAATGGCCACGACCATGATGGTGATGCGCCGACCAAGGATTGCCCCGAGTGCGGAGCAGTCGTACCGCTGGCCGTCATGGAGTGCCCGTTTTGCTCCCATGTTTGGGAGCCATCAGAGGCAACAGATGGAGGCGTGCTGGACAAGTTCGTCATGAGCGAGATCGACTTGCTCAGCCGATCCAATTTCCGTTGGTGCGATCTCTTTGGCAGCGACGATGCACTCATGGCTACGGGCTTCACAGCCTGGGGCGGCATCTTCTTTCTCAACGGTCGCTGGCATGCGATTGGCGGAGGCAAGGGGCTCAATACCCGGCTGCTGGCGGTCGGCGAGCGCACGGTTTGTATGGCCAAGGCGGACGACTGGCTCAACGAAAACGAATCCGAGGACTCAGCCCACAAGACTCGCCGTTGGCTCAACGAAGCACCTACACCGAAACAGTTGCAGTACCTGCCACCTGAACTGCGAGCCGATTACGGTCTGACGCGCTACCAGGCGTCTGCGCTGCTGTCGTTTCGCTTCAACCGCAACGCCATCGTTCGCTTGGTCAACGCGGCCAACGACGCGAATGTCCACCCGATCTTGGAGGCTGCGTGAAATGTGCTGTCTGCCATCGCAAAGCCAAGGGGTTTGGCTGGTTCAACCCGCGCGTTCGCCGCTCAGACCCCTCTCGCTACAACGACAAGTGGGTGTTCTGCTCCCGCCGCTGTCAGGAGGCCTTCTCCACGCTCATGAACAAAACGGAGGGGCAGATGATCGACCCCAGTGATATGGAAATTTCAGCCATGCAGTCCTGTCTTGGACCGCTGGGCGAGTACGTTGGCTCAATCGGTATGCAGCGGCCTCTTGCCGACTACACCCGAGAGGAGGTGCTCACACTCATTGATGTGGTCGTTACCAAGTACCAAGACCACATGCTCAATGAGCACGAGCGTATGGCAGCCAAGGACCGGGCGTTTTTGGAGCAACGGCTCGCTGTTCAAGCCGCAGGTCGGCAGCAAGGACGGGTGTGATGCTCGACTTCAATCACCGTCCCAAATTTCATGAACAGGTCGGCGCGCTCATCGATGACGCGCTGGCGCGGGAGCGCGATGCGGAAACGCCGCGTGACTACCTGGGCGCGTCCCGCCTGGGAGTCGCCTGCGAGCGTGCGCTCCAGTTCGAATACACCCGCACGCCGGGGGACCCAGGGCGGGAGTTTTCTGGTCGTCTGCTTCGGGTATTCGAGGTGGGCCACCAACTGGAAGACCTTGCCATTCGGTGGTTGCGCCTGATCGGCTTTGACCTGTACACCCGCAAGGCCCAGGGCGGGCAGTTCGGGTTTTCCGTGGCTCGTGGTCGGATCAAGGGCCATGTCGACGGTGTCCTGAATGGCGGGCCAGCGTCACTGGGCATGGGCTATCCCGCGCTGTGGGAGTGCAAGACCATGAACGACAAGTCCTGGCGTGATACGGTCAAAAACGGTGTGGCCAAGTCAAAACCGGTCTATGCCGCGCAGATGGCGATCTACCAGGCCTACATGGAAGCCAGCATCCCGGGGATTTTGCAGAACCCAGCGCTTTTCACCGCCATCAACAAAGACAGCCAAGAGATCTGGTTCGAGTTGGTGCCCTTTGATGGCGGGCTGGCCCAGCGAATGTCTGATCGCGCCGTGCGTGTCATCACGGCCACCGATGCCGGTGAGGTGCTGCCCCGATTCTCGACCACGCCAACCCACCAGGAGTGCCGCTTCTGTTCATGGCAGGAACGCTGTTGGGGTGGGTCTTGATGCATGAGTCCAGCTACTTCGACTTCAACGATGCAGCGGATCGCGTAACCGGGACGACAGAAAATGTCGAAGGATTGCGCCATGCGCTGATCGATCGGCTCGAATCTGTCCTGCTGTTTCTGTTCCCCCAGGGTCGTATCCGTGGCGGGAAGTTCTACGTGGGTGACATTGATGGCTCACCCGGCAAAAGCCTTGTCGTTGAGATGGAGGGTGCACGACGTGGCCTCTGGTTCGACTTCGCCGCTGACATGGGTGGTGATGTGTTCGATGCCTGGGGGCTGTCCCGAAACCTTTCGGTCAAGAATGATTTCCCCCGCATTCTTGAAGAGATCCGTCAGTGGTGTGGCGTTGCCCCGCCCGTCGGCAGATCCATCAAGCGTGATGTTCGCCAGCAGCCGGTCGATGAACTCGGACCGTATACCGCTATTTGGGACTATCAGAGCGCCGACGGCACGTTGATCGCCCGGGTGTATCGCTACGACCCACCATCAGGCAAGGAGTTCAGGCCCTGGGATGTACGCGCCCGCATGTGGCGTGCGCCCGATCCACGTCCGCTCTACAACCAACCCGCCATGGCTTCGGCCAGGCAGGTGGTGCTGGTCGAGGGGGAGAAGTGTGCCCAAGCCTTGATCGATAAAGGCATCGTTGCAACGACAGCCATGAACGGTGCCAGGGCGCCCATCGAAAAGACGGACTGGACCCCGCTCAGGGGGAAAGACGTTCTGATCTGGCCAGATAGGGATGCGCCGGGCTGGGATTACGCTGAAGCGGCTGCCAAGGCTTGTAGCACCGTGGGCGCACGGTCGGTGGCAATCGTTGTCCCACCTGAATCGAAACCTGAGAAATGGGATGCCGCCGACGCCGTGGTCGAAGACTTTGACTGCGAGGAGTTCTTGCATTCTGGCGAGCGCATCAACGTCAAGGCCAGCACAGCAAGCCTGCCCATCTATTCCATGGGCGAGATCCTGGACGACCACACGCCTGTGCCTGCTGATCTGGTCTCCAACCGGATCGTCACGCCGGGCGGCATCGCTGTTTTTGGCGGTGCCCCCAAGGTTGGTAAGAGCGACTTCCTGCTGTCATGGCTCGCTCACATGGCTGCCGGTCTGACGTTCTTGGAAATGGTGCCAGCAAGGCCACTCAGGGTTGCCTACATCCAGGCCGAAGTCCGATACCCATACCTCAAGGAGCGGATGCACAACATCTTCCTGCCTAAGGAGGGGTTGGCGCTGGCACGTCGCAATCTGATGGTCACGCCACAGTTGCACCTGGTTCTCAATGACGAGGGGCTGGAGCAGCTGATTCATGCCATCAGTACGCACTTCGGTGGAGAGCCGCCGGACATCATTGCCATTGATCCGATCCGAAACGTATTCGACGGTGGCGGCGTGGGTGGTGAGAACGACAACGACGCAATGATGTTTTTCCTCACACGCCGTGTGACCAAGCTGCACCTCGCGGTCAATCCGGATGCTGGCGTGATCTTGGTCCACCACACCAAGAAGATCACCAAACGCCAGTTCGAGGAAGACCCATTCCAGGCTTTTGCAGGTGCGAGCAGCCTACGCAGCTATTACTCGTCAAGCCTGATGCTGCATCGGCCGGATGAGTCGACCACGGTGCGCCAGTTGATCTTTGAGTTGCGCAATGGCCCGGGATTGCCCATCCGCTACGTCGACAAGATCGACAACCAGTGGGAGATCGTCAATGCCAGTGAGCGGCTAGTCCTCAAGGAGTACGGGCAGCGGCTCGATGCAGAGCGGCTGCGCAAACTTGATGTGATCTTGCAGATCCTGCTCGATGAAGGGTTCAAGGGCAACTGCTACACCGCCAATCAGTTCGTT